GCCAAAGATAATTCAATAGTTGCTGGTTCGTTTGAATCGAATGCAACATCACCAAAATTTGCAGATATAATAAATGCTCCTTTTAATTTCCATTGTTCAATTTTATCACCAACAGGTCCTAACATATAGAAATCTATATCTTTTTTATAGAAATCTGCATATCCTCGTCTACCAGTAATTGATTCGTGTCCTAAACGTACCCACTCCATTACCGCTTGTGCTCCAGATGGAACAATTGGGTCATACAATGTTACAGTTATATCCTGCCACTCACCCTTACCTTGTAACTTTCTTTTAATGTTGATGTGGTCTAACACAATCGGTTCAAATGTGATTGAAGGTCTAGCTGCTGCTTTAACCATATATGAAGGAATTCCATCGATTTCCATCACATATCTATTTTTCATCTTAGGTTCGAAGTTCGTATAGAACATCTTATCAAACTCTAGTATTTCTGCCATTTTATTATCCTTTTTATTATATTAATAAATATCTACTTTGTTGTTTTTTGTATTATGCGTTAAAACTTGCTCCAGTTGGTAAGATGTTGAAATCTATTACGATAAATTCCGCTGTCTTAGCCGGTTGTAAGAAAATTTGTCCAGCCATAATATTTCTATCAATTACATCAGGTGTATTGTTAGTTTCATCCATCACAACTCTGAATGCGTATAAACCTTGTCTTTGTTGGATTGCCTCTAAATAAGGGTTTACAGTATTTAAGAATCGTGCTCTAGTTGTTGCTGTGTTTTGTTCGAACACTAAGAAACGAGAAGTAGATGCGATGAACTTCTTAACAGTGATAAGTAATCTTCTTACGTTGATTCTATCAAGTGCAGATGCTCTATCTTGCAATGTCTTCTGTCCGAATGCTACAATACCTTGTCCAGGGAATGCTGCGATTGGGTTTACTTTGTTCTCATATAGAGTATCTCTTTCAGAATGTGTTAATCTATTCAATACACTAACTGCTCCAATAATACCACCTCTATTCAAACCAGCAGGTGCGAACCATTCAGCTGCCAATCTATCGTTTGCAGCGAATACAGCCGGCATCAATACTGATGGTGGAACTGGTATTAATTTATTTGTGTTAGCATCTACCGTCTTAATCCAAGGGTAGTAAGTTGCTACATAGTTAGAATCTACTTCGTTTGCTTTTTCAGTTGCTTCAGTTATAGATGCACCTACATTCACAAAATCAGCGATATAGAAACAATCTTGTCTATCTTCAACCATATCAATTACTCTATTAGTAATAGTTGGGTGTTCAGAACGAATAATACCAGGAGTTACAACTAAATTGATATCGTATTCATCTGCATTTGATATAGCGTTGATTGCTTTAGTATATGCAATTGAACCATTAGAAGCTGCAGTAGCGCAATTAAATCCTTGTGTGTTTGCTGATGTTATTGGTGTACTTATATTAGCCTTTATGGTTGGATTTAAACCATCAAATCCTTCTTGGAATGCAAGAACGAATTGTCTATGAACCATATCAGATGATGCAGAACCAGAAAGACCCATAAATATACCATTCGAATCAAATGCAAATATAGTGTTTGCTCCAGTTTGTGCACTTTCAGGAATTGGTTTTAAATATTGTCTATTATCATCTGCCACACCAGCAGTTTCAAAATCAAATCCACTAAAATATATTGGAGATGATGATGTATTAACTACCGAACCAGTTTGATATACTACGGCCGGAATTTGTTGTGCTTCTGCATCATTTGTTGCTCTAATTGGGTTTGTATATGCTCCATGTCCAAATGGTGCTGCTGAAATTGGATTTCCAACACTATTTTCAGCCATTTCAACTCTTATAAATTTTGACCTATTTGCATAATCGCCATATTCTGTTATTTTACCAGAAGATTCAATTTCATTATATCTGTCACCAATTCTCTTAGCAATGTAGTTAGGAGAAGCAGGGTCTAAGTTTACATTATTAAATGTTTCAATCACACTCTTTCTCTTATCGGTATCACCAAATGAACGGATTGTTACAGTAAATGTAGAGTAATCAGTTGAACCATCTTCACCAGCTGCTTTTACATTAGAAATACCAACTTTAAATTTAGTATTATATGTTGTACCATGTCCTAAAGTTACAAATTTGAAAAGGTCATATCTCTCACCACTAATCAATTGAGATTTAACAAAAGGAGTTTCTGCTGTTTTAACATCACCATAAACTTGATTTGGTAATGGGTCAGTAGATACTACAATATTATTTCCAAGAGAACCAGTGTATAAAGCTGCAATGTTTTCAAAATAGTTGTATGTATAAGCAGCTTTTGAACCAAATGGAGATTCACCAAATACATCCGATAAATCATTAGTAGCTGTTGGTAGGATTGATGCCGATACATTTACACCTGCAGCCAATGTGTTAATCACAAATGAACCATCGGTTGCATCGTTACTAACTATTGTTGATGATGCAAATCCAACACCTTCATCTCCGACAGCGGTTGAATATAACACTCCAACTAATTTAGTACCTAAACTTTGGTTAGATGAACCGGATGCAAAAATACCTAAAGGCGCAGTTTGGGTGTAACCACCTATACCACCAACCCTTACGATTGTAGCCGTTCCAGCTTCTCTTAAATAGTTTTGTACTGCGTGTTCAGTATAATAAGTTCCATCAGGAGTTCCGAAGATTTCTTCAAACTCTGATTGCGTTCTAACAATAGTAGGAACGAATGCAGGTCCTTGTTTAAAAGGTCCTATAAATGCTGCTCCAATTTCACCAATTCCTTGCGCTAAGAAGGATAGGTCATTTTCTCTTGTGAATACGCCAGGTGATACGATTCTTTCTGCCATTTTATTTCTTCAATTTGTATTTTAGGTTTGTATTTGCTAGTTGTGAAATACAGATATAAATATAAAGAAAATATCCAAAACACAAATTTGTTTATAAATCTGCACTTTGGATATTTAACAATAAAAATTTTTATATTTTTTATTAAACAGGTGGAGTATCTGCCACAGTTGGTTGAGCAGAACTACCAGATGTTGGAGACCAAGGTAAATCCGAACTACTAACAGTTATTGTTGCAAATTTGACATCATCTATTTGCTTTTGTATTTGTTGATTGATGTGATTCATATAATTTGATGAAGTTGAACCACTTACAATATTTTTAACCCAGTCTAATACTAATTCTTCTGTTAAATCACGATAGTCTATAAAACCATCACCATTTAGGTCTTGAATTGTAAATGGAGTTGCTCCGTTAAATGTACCAGTATTACCATCGGTATCGGTACCTGTTAATGTCCATTGAGTACCAACAATAACATCAGAAAGTTCTTCTGTGTTTTGTTTTTTAAGTCCTATTAATTTCCATTCGTATGTTAATGCCATAATAATTTATTTTATGTTTATATTCTATAAATATACTTTATTTTATTTTTTTAATAATTCCATCAATTGTTTCTTAAGTTCAGCTATTTCGGATTTCATTTCATCCATTTCGGTTTGTTGTTCTTTAATTGCTTCTACTAATACAGGTATCAATCTATCATACTTAACAGTTAAATAATGTTCGCCAGATATTGATGTTCCATCAGCTTCTATATCAAATGGTGCTGGTTGAACTAATTCCGGACATACCTTTTGAACTTCTTGTGCCGATAGACCCAATTGAATACTATCATCGGTATAACCCCATTTTTTTGCAGTTTCATTATTTGTATAATAGAAACCTCGTAAACTCATTATTTTAGAAAGTGCGTTTGGAATTGGACCAATAACATCTTTTAATCTTTCATCTGAATAATATGCAGTTACGTTACCGGTTACATAAAGGTCATTGCCATTAAAGAATCCAGAACCATTGATGTTACCAGTACCAGATGCTGACATATAATCATCAACATTACCATAGGTATTATATGAATGGAATACAACTCTACCACAAGCCGCAAGTCTTAAACGGTCATGTATAGTTGATACATCAGGGTCATTACCTTTGAATATCAATAATTCTGATTCATCCCCATTTCTCCAAATTCTTTCTATTATAGCTCCGTGGTTATATGAGCCGGGGTTATCACCAACAACTCCATAGAAACGAATTTCATTTGATGTGGAAGATCTTGGTGAAATTTGTATAGCTCCTATTCGAGATGTACCAGTAGGGTCTATATAAGTACCGGTATCATTAGAATCGTAGAATATTGGTGCTCTAAACGATTCAGCTGCTTCTATATAAGTCGTACCCCAACCTATATTTCTTCCCATTAATAATCTTCCACCAGAATATATGAATACTGATTCAACTGAAGTTCCACTATCATGTATTGAAAATTCCCATTCATCTGCACAGTTTGCTAATATACCAGTTGTAATACTACCAGCCCAACTACCATTTTGGAAGTTATAGTTATATGATGTACTACCTATTTGAAGTACACCCGGATATCCATGATTATAGTTGTTATCACCAACACATAAATTTCTTATAAATGATTGACCTGTTGGGTCGGTGTATCTACCTGTATCGTTTTGGTCATAGAATATTGGTGCTCTAGAACTACCATTTGAGTATGAGTTACCACCTCTATCAATGTAGAAATCAGTAGTACCCCAAGAACCATTTCTATGTCCGTGGTCGTGATTAATTCTAAAAAATCCAGAATCATTATATCCGTATCCACAACTCCATGTTTGACTATCAAATCCGTTAGAGAATAAAATAGAAGGTCTATCAGCTCCACCATTTGCTTCAATACGGAATTCACCAGTTATACCCCAAGAGTGGTTACCATAACTATTTGTTACCAACATAGTACTATTGTTTCCCGGTGCTGAACCTGTTTTTGTAATAGTTACAACTTGTCCATTTGATTGAGCAAAATTACTAAATCCATTAGGGTTTACATAATATGAAGTATCATTAGAGTCATAAAATATTGGTGCTCTCATATCACCATTTGCTTGCATTACACCATTACTATTAATGAATGCAATTTCAGTACCTACTCTTTGGAATGAGAATATGTTATTTCTATATCCTTGACTAGGCCCATCTACAGTTTGACAATTAAAATCAATATATCCACCCCATAATGCAATACCATCGTTAAAGTCATTATTTAAACGAATTCTTAATTGAGATGCTTCACCACCATCAATACCAGTAAAGTAAGTGATTGCTGCACCATCTGAAGGTGTATTATAATCTGAAAAGAATTCAATATTTGCATATCCAGACGGACTTGCTGATGTTGGGTGTAAAATTAAGTTTGCTAATGGTTGGGAGTATGAACCCCTTCCCGTTGCCAATGTTGGGTAAATTCTACTACCATTTAATCTACTTTCACCATTCGGGTCAACATATCTACCAGTATCATTTGCATCATAGAATATTGGTGCATCTACTCTACTATTATTATAGAAGTGTCCTCTAGTGTCTATTGCATATCCAGGTTCACCACCACCAATAGCACCCCAATCGCCTTGTGAACCTAAACCAATGTTTCCATTTTCACGGAATCTCATAAAGGTTGTACCAAGATAACCAGCAATACCATTATGTGGATTCCAGTTACTATTTCCTTGAGAACCATTTGAAAATCCTATATCTAATGAAATACCATCACCAGTAGAACCAAACACCCATTGTCTATTATTTAATCCATTATGAACGAATTGAATTGTAGGTCCGTGATTTGTATTTGATGTTACCGTATGGTCTAATGTTAATACAGGATAATTACCTCTAATGTAAACCATAGGTCTTACGTTACCATCCAACAACGAATAAGGTGTTGATGTATCTCCTACAATAATCCTATTACCAACAACACCACCAGCATAACCAGAAACGTACAAATCACGTCCAATTCTAGCATTTCCGCCAGCAGGGTCTACATAATATCCAGTATCATTTAAATCATAAAATATTGGTGCTCTAACATCTCCAGGAAATTCAACTCTTTGCGTACCCCATCCAACGTTTTCACCAATAGTCCAAGCTAAGTTTTCATAAGAAATTTGTCCTAAGTTTTGATTTTCATCTAATGCAGTAATTGATGATTTAGCCGATGAACGTAACATAATATTAGAACCACCAGCTTGTCCAAAGCCTCGTCTATCATTACCACCATGTCCAACTATTAAATCAGCTTCTACATATCCACCGTATGCACCATTTCTAGAAACTTCTATTCTATTCAATAGACTACGTTCTGCTGCATTTATAAAATAAGCAGTGTTATCATTATCATAAAATATTGGTGCTCTAAATGATGCTTGCGCGTATCCATCTCTACCAACAATTACGTCACCATTATTTTGGTCAACTCTAAATTTCTCATAAGCCGTTCTATTACCACTTACTCTTGAAGGTACAGTAAATGAACGAATTTGTCCAGTTGAACCTTCGGATGTAAATGCAAACATATTGTTTGGATTATCATGCCACAATCCCCATCCAGTATATGGCTCATAATCAACAAATATACCAGTCCAACCTTCTGCTGTTTCCTGTTGTATTGCCAAAGAACCTCCAGATGAACCAGTACCACTTGATACTGAAAGAATTGCCGGTCTATTGTAATTTGCTGCTCTTAATGAACCTGCAATATTAATTGAAGTTCCAGTATCAGCCGGATTTAAATAAAATGCCGTATTATCTCTATCCGCAATATAAGGAACGAATAATGTATTTGTTATTCTTACGTTTTGGTCACCAACACCAACCCCCATTAATTCAGTTGTAGAAACACCAGGTGAGTCATTCATAAATCTAGTACCACCATAAGCAGGGTTACCACCTATTTCAACACCAGTGTGCCATCCTAAAGAAAGTCTTGTATATGTAGCAAGTCCATTACTATATGGTGCCTTTACATACATCATATAATAAAGATTTCCATCGGTTCTAGCTCCAGAACTAATACCAGTAGATGAACCTACAGATGATGGGTCTGAATTACTATCTGCTAAATTTATGTGTCTAGTAGTTCCACTACTTTGTCCTGTTCTAAAGAAGAACGTACCATCATTATCATAAAAACTATCACCCCAAATTTGAGGTGCTCTGAAAGAAGAATCTACACTAGCATCACCAGCAGCACTTAATGTAAATCTTTGTATATGACTTGCACTCCCTGCTTGTCTCAATGCAATACCAAATACACCTTCATACGTTCCGGTTCCTTTATATGCTCTTAAAGATGCTCTATGGTGTTGTCCATCGGTATCATTAGTACTCATACCAATTTGAACTCTTTGACCGGATGCTAAATTTTGTACAAACAATGCATCATTAAAATCACCATTAGCTATATTATGAGCCAATGTTAAAAGATATTGAGTGGTAGAACCAAATATACTAGAACCATTTGGATTTAAGTAATATGCCGTATTATCTATATCGTAATAAATCGGTGCGTACATACCCACACCAGCTCTCATTTCTGATGTAGCTTCGTATGTTCTTGTTCTTTCAGCATCAATATCAGTACCATCATAAACAGTTGCAGATGCTAAGTAAGTATAGAATGTTGCGGTTGAACCACCTACAATATAAAAGAAGTGAGTTGATGAGAATGATGCCGTACCAGAATGAACAAGGAATGCATAATCCTGATATTGACCCGTACCTGCATTTGATGTCAACCATTCACCAGTACCATTAGAACCAATAGAGTTAGATGCCCATTCAACACTTCTACCAACAGGTATCTTCATTTTGAATACACATAATAACCTTCTACTTGAAGGACCCGTACCTGCTGCGAAGTACCAACCACCATAACCAGGACTTGTTCCGTTTGAAGTGGTTGGTGCATGTTGAATTTCTAATACAAATCCACTTCTATTTGGCATATTAGCCGCAGTTCCATCAATAAACGAACCATTTTTTCTTGTTATGGTTACAGCTGAACCACCTGCATTGTTGTATACCTGAATTGAGTTACTACCATCTTGAAATTCTTCATCCGGATATAATTTGTATCCAGTTGGTTTTAACATACCCCAAATTGCGTTGATAGTACCCGTTGCTGTATTTGAACCAACACTATTTAAAACTTTCAACCCATCAATAAAAAATTCAGCAGCGTTTAATTGAGATACATTTGAATATCCATTAGGGTCTATATAAAATGCAGTGTTGTTACTATCAATAAATTGTGGTGCTCTATAAGAACCTCTTGCTTCAGCATATCCTGAATATATTCTTGTTTCCCAAGTATCACCAACACGTGTTTCATGTCTATCAGAGTAACCTAATATAGAAGTAGTAGGTGTTCCACCCGTACTACCAGCAGTTGCTCTAAATCCAATTACCGATACACCATTTGCAGCTGGGTATAATCTAATATTTTCATTGTAATTATTGTTGTTAGCAGTATTATAACTCAGCCACATGTTATTACCAATGAATATACCATCAGCAGGTCCATTTAATTGGATAGGAACTAAACCACTAACCGGGTCATAAAATCCAGTTGAAAGTGAGTTGTTGTTCGGCATCCAAATATATGAGTCCGAACCTTCCATTCTAATATCACCCTGAATTCTTAAATCATTTAGGTTTGAAGTGGATGCCCCATCTATAAAATATGCTGTATTATCCGAATCATAAAATATTGGTGCTCTAAAATCTACGTTAGCAGTAATATTTCCAGAACTATTAATATTCATTCTTAAACTTCCACCAGTAGCATGAGTAATTGCATTATGTGTATAAAAATCTATTTGAGTTGCTGGGTTAGCTTCATATATATTTCCTCCAATATAAATTTGGTTTGCGGCTGCACTATTATATGCTCCTATAATGGTTGTTCCTTGTGCTTGTGATGTTGCATTATAGTGAGTACCAGTTAAAGTTGAAAATTTATTAGTACCTTCACCAGCAGGTCCCATTAGGATATTACCACCAGAACTATTACCAGCAGCAGTTAATCTTATTTTATTAAATGATGGGGAATCGGATGTTCTAACTGCTTGGTTTAGATAATCAGAAAATTGATAACCATCCCATAAATCCGCATCTAATCCAGTACCAGCTCCATCATTCGCACTATGCCAAATTGTTCCACCAATATGCCCTTGATTTGCGGTAGTCATTGTTACCCATCCAACCGATGACCAAGTTGTATTATCCGTTCTATTTCTTATTTTGAATCCTCTAACAGGAGTATTGTATTCAAACTCCATTTGGACTGTTCCAGTAGACCCACCCATATTAGTAGACCATAATCCCGAACTATATCCTGTATAACTTAAGGTTCTAAATCCATTATCAACATAAGTATCAATACTAGTACCAGTTCCTCCACTTAAATTTCTAAAGAACGATGAATTTTGCTGTCCACCTAAATAATCAGAGTTTAAGTTACTAACTAAAGTTGTAGATGATACTACGAATGGTGATGTACCAGTTGCTACAGTTGATGTTATTCTATTGAATGATGGTGAATCGGTTGTACGAACATTTTGATTCATTAAATAAACTTCAGTTGCACCTAATCCAGTATCAATTGTACCACTAAGAACTACGTTACCACTTACTGATAAAGTATTATCTGCTGTCCATCTATCAGTACTTTCATCCCAATAGAATGATACCGTTGATGATGAACCTCTCCTAACTTCTATACCAGCATTTTCAGTTGGTGCTGATGAACCTGTAAAATCTCCATTTAATGTGATTATATTATCACCTAAATTTATTGTATTTGAGTTTACAGTAGTAGTTGTACCATTTACAACTAAATTACCTGTAATTACTGCTGCTCCATTTACTGTCAATGTACTACCATCAAACAATAAATTACTTTCAACGGTTGCGTTTGGTGCACTTCCGTTTAATGTGATTACACCATTATTTGTTGTACCAGTTAATGATAATAATCCAGACGAACCAGACGAACCACTACTTCCAGATGTACCAGAAGTTCCTGATGTTCCAGAAGTTCCAGAAGTTCCAGAAGTTCCAGATGAACCACTTGTTCCAGAAGTTCCTGATGTACCAGAAGTTCCAGAAGTACCACGTGTTCCACTACTTCCAGAAGTACCACTTGTTCCAGATGTACCACTACTTCCAGAAGTCCCAGAAGTACCACTAGTTCCGCTAGTTCCGCTTGTACCACTACTTCCGCTTGTACCAGATGTACCAGACGTTCCCGATGTACCACTACTTCCGCTTGTACCACTACTTCCGCTTGTACCACTACTTCCAGACGTTCCAGAAGTACCACTAGTTCCGCTAGTTCCGCTTGTACCACTACTTCCGCTTGTTCCAGAAGTTCCACTTGTACCGCTACTTCCACTTACACCACTTGTACCAGAAGTTCCACTTGTACCACTTGTACCAGATGAACCAGCACTTCCACTAGCTCCGCTTGTTCCAGAAGTTCCCGATGTACCAGAAGTACCACGTGTACCAGAAGTTCCACTACTTCCACTCACACCGCTTGTTCCAGAAGTTCCACTTGTACCACTTGTACCACTTGTACCACTTGTACCAGATGAACCAGATGAACCAGCACTTCCACTAGCTCCACTTGTACCACTCGTTCCAGAAGTTCCACGTGTACCGCTTGTTCCACTACTTCCACTCACACCGCTTGTTCCAGAAGTTCCGGATGTACCAGAAGTTCCCGATGAACCAGCACTTCCACTAGCTCCGCTTGTACCAGACGAACCAGATGTACCACTTGTACCAGAAGTACCACGTGTACCAGAAGTTCCAGATGTTCCAGATGTTCCACTTGAACCACTTGCTCCTCCTATACCACTTGTACCAGAAGTTCCCGATGTTCCAGAAGTTCCGGATGTACCAGATGTACCACTCGTTCCAGAAGTTCCTCCCGTACCATTTGTACCACCTAATCCACCAGCTCCAGTTATTCCAGAAGAACCAGTTGAACCAGATGTACCACTTGTTCCGCTTGTACCAGATGTTCCTGCTGTTCCACTTATTCCACTTGTACCAGATGTACCACTTGTACCGCTTGTACCACTACTTCCACTTATTCCGCTTGTGCCACTTGTTCCGCTTGTACCACTACTTCCACTTATTCCACTTGTACCACTTGTTCCGCTTGTACCACTACTTCCAGAAGTTCCGGATGTACCAGATGTACCACTACTTCCACTTATTCCACTTGTACCACTACTACCAGTTAAACCAGATGTTCCAGACGTTCCCGAAGTACCACTACTACCAGAAGTTCCACTTTGTCCAGATGTACCAGAAGTTCCAGAAGTTCCAGAAGTTCCTGATGTACCTCTTGTTCCGGATGTTCCTGATGTACCAGATGTGCCGGATGTTCCACTACTACCAGATGTACCACTTGTACCAGAAGTACCACGTGTACCAGAAGTTCCAGATGTTCCTGATGTACCACTTGTTCCAGATGTTCCTGATGTACCAGACGTTCCAGACGTTCCACTACTCCCAGAAGTTCCAGATGAACCAGATGTTCCGGATGAACCAGTTGAACCAGATGTACCACTTGTTCCAGAAGTTCCCGATGTACCAGACGTTCCAGAAGTTCCCGATGTACCAGAAGTTGCAGCTGCAAATCTTCTACTAATTCTACCAGTTGTAGTATTCAATACCAAAACCTCATTTGTTGTATTATCGGTTGGTATTGTCTCCCCACCTACAAAGATAGAACCACTTACATTAAGAGAACCAGTTATTTCTTGTCTATCAATAACGTTGTCACCAAATTTATTTGAACCAGATGAAAATATTACAGATGATGAAATAAAGGTTGTATGTAATTCGGTTGCTGTAATTCTGCCACCAACGTTTAGGTTTTGTGTTATTACAATCGAACCAGTTACATTTGAATTTCCGTTTACTGCTAATCCACCACTTATTGAAGTTGGTACGTTTATTACCAATCCATTATTAGGTGAAATTTGTGCAATTGCAGAACCTGATTTAATTTGATTTAGGTCTCCTAAAGCTCCAGCTGATAAGTTAAACAATCCACTACCATCTCCTCTAAATAAAGATGAACTTATTGAAGATGATATTGCCAATGACCCAGTTATTTGAGTATTAGATTTTATTTCCAATGGTAAGTTTCCAAAAGAATCTATTTCGTATGCTTGTATTCCGGAAGCAGTAACACTACCAACAACATTTAGTGATGCTGATGAAAACTCTACTATTTTACTACCACTTACAAACAAACCAACTAAGGATGAACTTAGTTGATTTAACCCATTAGGACTTTTACCCAAATATTCCATTCATTAAAACTTTTATGTTATCTCCAATACTGAAACAATTGCATCTGCCGAATTAGCCAATGATGATGTTACTGAAAGAAAATCTCCACTTTCCAAAACTAACTTTTGTTCACCACCAACTAATACGTTAGAACTACCAGGCACTATTAACGCATCCTTTACAACATACACAACTTTGTTTGCTGATATATCTTTCATCATCACACTAACTGAAATGTTATTAGAATTTGCATTAGCTACATTCACACCAATTACCGTTGCAGAAGACCCTATTGGTGCTTCGTAAACTTTAACACCCGTTGTTCCGATTGAACTATTTATACTATTTTTAAATGTATTTGCCATTTTATTTTATTTTTATCCCAATGCTATTGCAAAGGCTATTGCTGAATCCAATACGTTTACGTTATCAACCAAATACCCACCTGCTGTTAAATTCATCGAGCCGGTCATTATTAAAGAACCACTTACCGATAATTTATTAGTTATACTTAAATTTGCAAATGATGCTTGTTGAACATCAATTGTACCTTTAAATGAACCAGTTAAAGAACCAGTAAACGAACCACTTAAATCCGCAAAAGCATTATTTCTATCTTGAATTATAGAACCCGAAAATATAGGATTGTGTATTATCATTTTACCTTAACTATTTTGTTATAGGTATAAATATAAACTTCCATATCTTTTAGGGTTTTATAGGCCATTCTATATTAAAAGGATTTTGTTGATTGGTTATATCTCTTAATTGTTGTCTATATGCTGTCCACAAATCTTTTATTGTTTGTGAAACATCACTTAATTGTGTCCAATCGCATTCTGTAAGTAATTGATTTCTAATAAACCTAATTTCTTCCCATTGATTTTCCAATCTATAATTTATTTCAGATTCTGTTGCATTTGTACTTACCCAATTTTGATAATACACACCATCCGTTAAAACAGGAGTTCCTTCGATAATATTTTTTGTGTAATCATTTGGCATTGGGGTTGATGTTACGAAATATACACCCCATTCACTTAAAGCTTCTTCCGATAATTCGGCTGGTAAACTTACATTAGGATATGCTTCTCTCAATTCCTTAATAGTATAAGGATAGTTTATGGTTTCATTTATAATTCTTAAATACATATTACTTAAAGTTTGCAGGTATTGTTGCGAAATTTGTTAAATTAACACAATTATTAAAACAATCAGTTCCAGATGGAGTTGGTGTTCTATTCCATAATTCAGGTGCTGTTCCTGTTAGGGCGTTTGATGTAGAACTCATATTGTAGCAGTTAGTAAAAACTAATGCATTTATATTATTCGTAAATTGTAATACGTTTGTAAGAGCTCTACAATTTCTAAAAGTACCAGAAAAATTTGATGCGTTTATATTTTGGTCAAATAATGTAGATGGTACTGATGTTAATGCCGGACATGCAAAGAAACAAGATGCAAATGTTGTTGCGTTTGGCACATTGTCAAATAATCCAGTTGGTACTCCAGTTAATGTTAATATTGATGCAAATGCGTTGGAAAATGTTGTTGCGTTTGGTGAATAATCAAATATATCAGCGGGTATATTTGCCAATCTAGTTGCTTGAAAAAACGATGTAAAATTAACAACTTCGTTTAATCCTGTGTACCCACCAACATCATCAATAGTAGCACTACCAGGAATGGATGTTAGATTTTGACAACCATAAAAATTTATAGTTCTTAATCCAACAATTCCCCATTGTACTAATTCGGTAATAAGGTTTCTAATATTAATATTATTATTCACCGAAAATCCTGGCATAAATCCACTAATAGTTATTGTGTAAGTACCAGCTGATGCGTATGTGTGTATTCTATCAGATGATGAAGATGAAGTTATTAATGGGGATGATGTACCATCTCCCCAACTTATTGTAAGACTAGGTCTTAATAAACCAAAATCAACTAATGGTACAGTAAATACTGTATTTGTTGTAGTTGTTGTAATTCTAAAAACAAACGGAAACACTAGTGCTGAATCCGATGGTATTAATTTTCTTGCTATACTCATAACTATAATTATTAACTCATATTTTTTCCAACTACAAATCCGTAATATGTTGTACCATTATTAAATGTAAAGAATGATAATACATCCGTACCGATTGATGTTAATATTGGTGCACTTCCATTAACCCAATCTACACTAGCAGGCCATGTTATAGAATATCCTCCGGCATTAACCATTGTAAATGTAAATCCAAATGCGTTTGATGATGGAGGATTTGTAAACAATATTGCCGATGTACCAGTAAATTGTCTTCTAAAGTTATTTGCAAGGGAAAGGTCTATTGTTGTATTTGTACCAGGTCCCAAATCCAAATATGTTTCTCTAAATGTTGTAGAAGTTATATGAGTAGAAGATACTATATTTCCAGTTATAGATAAACTAGTACCATCAAATGTCAAATTACTTTCTACATTAGCTTGAACAGGAACATCCTGATATGTAAGTAACCCATTATTAGTTGTACCATTTAAACTAAATCCATTTGTACCAGAAGTTCCAGACGTAAAGTTTGGAGGAGTTGTACCTGATGTACCAGACGTACCTGTTTGCCCAGATGTACCACCACTTCCAGCCGTACCAGATGTAAAGTTTGGTGGAGTTGTACCTGATGTACCAGACGTACCAGTTTCACCGGATGTTCCACCACTTCCAGATGTTCCAGAAGTAAAGTTTGGTGGAGTTGTACCAGAAGTTCCAGATGTACCAGTTTGACCAGATGTACCACCACTTCCAGATGTTCCAGAAGTAAAGTTTGGAGGAGTTGTTCCAGAAGTTCCCGATGTACCGGCTTGTCCAGTTGAACCAATTCCACCTGATGTTCCTGAAGTACCACTACTACCAAAGAATGTGCCATTTAAACCAGAAGTACCAGATGAACCTCCACTACCTGAAGTTCCGGATGAACCCGCCGTTCCTGCAGTTCCAGTTGAACCAGAAGTTCCAGAAGTTCCAGACGTACCAGAAATTCCAGAAGAACCAAAGAAAGTTCCATCAAATCCAGAAGTTCCAGAAGTTGCGGATGTACCAGACGAACCAGATGTACCAGCCGTTCCAGTAGAACCACTACTACCAGCCGTTCCAGTAGAACCAGATGTTCCACTACTTCCAAAGAAAGTTCCATCAAATCCAGAAGTTCCAGATGTACCACTCGTTCCAGATGAACCAGATGTACCAGCCGTTCCAGTAGAACCAGAACTTCCAGATGAACCAGATGTTCCACTACTACCAAAGAAAGTTCCATCAAATCCAGAAGTTCCTGCTGTTCCAGAAGAACCATTCGAACCACTTTCTCCGCTTGTACCAGAAGTTCCAGCCGTACCACTCTCTCCACTAGTACCACTACTTCCAAAAAATGTACCATCGAATCCAGAAGTTCCACTTGAACCAGATGTTCCACTTGTACCAGCACTACCATCAGTACCAGCTCCACTTGTACCACTACTTCCGCTTGAACCACTACTTCCAAAGAATGTACCATCTAAACCAGAAGTACCAGATGAGCCACTTGAACCAGAAGTTCCAGATGTTCCAGAACCAGAAGTACCACTACTACCACTTGAACCACTACTACCAAAGAAAGTTCCATCAAATCCAGAAGTTCCAGATGAACCGCTCGTTCCAGATGTACCACTACTTCCACTTGTTCCACTACTTCCACTTGTACCAGCTGTACCATTAGTTCCACTACTACCAAAGAAAGTTCCATCTAATCCAGAAGTACCACTTTCACCAGAAGTTCCCGATGTACCAGCAGTACCAGTTGAGCCATCAGTTCCCGATGTACCATTAGTTCCATTAGTTCCAGAAGTTCCATTTGAACCACTACTTCCAAAGAATGTACCATCTAAACCAGACGTACCACTACTTCCAGAAGAACCTCCACTACCAGAAGAGCCCGATGTACCAGAAGTTCCAGAAGTTCCAGATGTTCCATCAGAACCCGTTGTTCCAGATGTTCCACTACTTCCAAAGAAAGTTCCATCTATACCAGAAGTACCAGAAGTTCCGCTTGTACCAGAAGTACCAGATGTTGCACTTGTCCCAGAAGTTCCAGATGAGCCAGAAGAACCAAAGAAAGTTCCATCTAATCCAGACGTCCCAGAAGTTCCACTTGTACCACTTGTACCACTACTACCAGAAGTTCCTGAAGTACCATCAGTTCCAGATGTTCCAGAAGTTCCATCTATACCAGACGTACCAGATGAACCAGTTGTTCCTGATGTTCCCGATGTACCATCCGTTCCAGTTGAACCAGATGTACCGCTTGAACCAGATGTACCACTGGTGCCACTAGTTCCATCAATACCAGAAGTACCGCTCGTTCCAGATGAACCAGTTGTACCCGATGTTCCACTACTTCCCGAAGTTCCACTACTTCCAGATGAACCATCTATTCCCGAAGTTCCAGAAGTACCATCTATTCCTGAAGTTCCACTACTACCTGATGTTCCACTACTTCCCGATGTACCACTTGTACCAGACGTTCCGCTTGTACCATCTACACCAGAAGTACCCGATGAACCAGATGTTCCAGAAGTTCCATCTATACCAGAAGTACCAGATGAACCAGTTGTTCCCGATGTACCAGAAGAACCACTACTACCAGAAGTTCCACTACTTCCATTTGAACCCGATGTACCAGAAGTTCCGCTTGTACCGGATGTTCCAGAAGAACCAGTTGTACCCGATGTTCCACTACTTCCACTACTTCCAGATGAACCACTACTTCCCGATGTACCACTACTACCACTTGTACCACTACTTCCCGATGTACCACTAGTTCCAGACGAACCAGATGTTCCAGACGAACCATCTTCTCCGCTTGTACCAGAACTACCACTACTTCCACTCGTTCCAGAAGTTCCGCTTGTACCAGACGTTCCAGCTGAACCAGTTGTTCCCGATGTTCCAGAAGTTCCGGATGTACCACCACTACCACTTGTACCAGATGTTCCCGATGTTCCACTTATACCATTACTACCTGATGTACCGCTTGTTCCAGAAGTTCCAGAAGTTCCGGATGTTCCACTTACTCCACTTGTTCCAGATGAACCACCACTTCCACTACTACCAGATGTACCACCAGTACCAGCAGTTGCCGATGAACCTGATGTTCCCGATGTTCCAGAAGTTCCGGATGAACCACCACTACCACTACTTCCAGAAGAACCACCACTACCAGCTGTTCCAGAAGTACCAGATGAACCTCCACTACCAGATGTTCCAGAAGTTCCAGATGAACCACCACTACCACTACTTCCACTACTTCCAGAAGAACCACCACTACCACTACTTCCAGAAGAACCACCACTACCAGCTGTTCCAGAAGTACCAGATGAACCACTTGTTCCAGATGTTCCTGATGTTCCACCACTACCAGAAGAGCCTGATGTACCAGATGTTCCAGATGTACCAGATGTTCCAGATGTACCGCTTGTTCCAGATGTTCCACCACTACCACTACTTCCAGATGAACCAGATGACCCAGATGTTCCAGACGTTCCAGATGTACCTTCAGAACCAGTTGTTCCGGATGTTCCGCTACTTCCTGAAGTTCCGCTACTTCCAGATGAACCAGATGTTCCACTACTTCCAGACGAACCAGTAGAACCACTAGTTCCACTACTTCCGCTTGAACCAGATGTTCCGCTTGAACCAGATGTTCCACTACTTCCGCTTGAACCAGATGTTCCGCTTGAACCAGATGTTCCACTGCTACCACTTGTACCAGATGTTCCACTTGAACCAGATGTTCCATCTACTCCACTTGTGCCAGATGAACCGCTACTTCCAGATGAACCAGATGTACCATCTACTCCACTTGTACCAGAAGTTCCCGATGTTCCAGAAGTTCCCGATGAACCAGCAGAACCATCAAAACCAGAAGTACCACCAGTTCCAGAAGAACCCACAGCAGCTGCTATATTTCTTCTTTCTAATTTTTTTGTTATACTATTCCAAATTACAACATCTTCAGATGAACCAGTTTGTAAACTTTGTAATAATAAACTACCACTAACACCTAAACTACCACTAATAGTTAAGTTTGCGTTAATATTACTATCTTTATTTACTTGTAAGAATGATGCCGTATTTACTCCTTCCGCATTTAGAGCGTAAAGAGCGTATGATGCGGTAAATGCTAATGAAGCAGTACCCACCAACATTGAAGAAGTTTGTGAACTAAGTAAATCACCAATCCCAGCACCACCACCACCTAATATAGTTACCAATACTCCATCTGAACCAGATGTTGTAACACTTACACCACTACCAGTAAAATTAATTTTTGCAGTTTGTGATTTTACTAATGAACTTGTATAATAAACAAATAAATCAGTTCCCCCACCATCTCCTGCATTTAATGCGTATGATGCTGTTAATGCGTAAGAAGAACTTACTGCACTAAACACTCTCATCGATGATGTTTGTGAATTTCTTACAAAGTTTTGTAAATCACCTAATGCTGATAATGATGCAGAATCAAACCCAACAACACTTTCAGCTACACCAGCTCTAATTGCGTATGATGCGGATAGTACATTCCCAAATACTCTATCACCCGGTATTGTACCATTAATTAATGAACCACCACTTCCAATTACAACGTGTCCAGAAGTTAATCCAGCAAATTTAATTTGTATGGTATCATCATTGATTGATATTATTTGACCAGGCAATATTTGGTCTTCAGAACCAGTTGCGTACACCTGAACCATTGGATATCTTATACCTAAATTGTGTACGATAGTTAAATCACTTACACTATTGAATGATACAGTTTCAGTTAATGTTGTTTCAGGCTGAGGTACAAAATATCCTCTATTTTCATCAAATCTTAAGATATCATATTCCGCTGATGCAGTTGGTCCTACTCCTTGGAAATTATATGTTCCTAAGAATGAACCAGTAAATAATGGTGCAAATATTAAATTACTTGCTGTTATTTGATTTGATACTACTAAATTACCATCAATTAAAGATGATGTATTTACTACAAATCCAAAATTTGGAGATATTCTAGCTATGGCAGAACCAGATTGTAATAGTGATGTTTCAAATGCTAAATTAGCAATATTAATATTTGTTAATCCACTACCATCTCCAATAAACGATGAACCAGATGATATTATTACATTTCCTCCGGTTACAAACAATCCACCAGTAACACTTAAGTTACCAGATACAAATGTTCTAGTTCCAATTTGCAATCCTCTATTTGGAGAAATTACCGCTTCAAATGAACCAGACTGAATTCTATCAATTTGCAAATCATCCAATGCATCAGGTGGAATGTTAAATAATCCACTACCATCACCATCATATCTTGCCGCAGTTATTGGTACGTTTACATTTAATTTAGTTGGGTCAATAATTGCTATACCAGACCCAGAGTTAATTTTATTTAATTCTAAGTTTTCAATCGCATCGGGTGGGATATTGAATAAACCACCACCATCACCAAAATAAATAGATGCGGTAATTGAACCACTAATTGCTACGGATGATGTGAATTGAGATTGATATGAACCAGACAATGGTGCAGTTGTTACAATAAATTGTTGTCCATTTGCTACCGATGCTGTTGCAGAACCACTAGCTATTAAAGGTGATGCTGCTGCTTGTACATTTGTTAATTGAGAACCATCTCCTATAAATGTAAATGCTTTTACACTACCACTTACATCAATACTTCCAGTGAATCTAGAACCAATAGCTGAACCAGTTGCTGATGTTGTTACTATAAAAGTATTTCCACTCTGAACCGATGCTGTTGCAGAACCACTTGCTATTAAAGGTGCTGCTGCCGCTTGTACATTAGTAATAAATCTACCATCACCAAATATAAAATCTGATGCGTAGAGTGAACCACTAACACTAATCGAACCAGTAAATTCAGAACCAATTCCAGAACCAGTTGCTCCGGTTGTTATTATTAATTTATTTCCACTTTGTACCGATGCTGTTGCTGACCCACTTGCTATTAAAGGTGCTGCTGCAGCTTGTACGTTTGTTATAAATCTGCCATCACCAAATAAGAAATCAGTTGCTCTAATACTTCCACTAACTTCAATTGAACCAGTAAATTGAGAACCTAATTGAGAACCAGTTCTATCAGTAATAACTTTAAATCCCTCATCAGGTGTTACAGATGCTGTTATCGAACCAGATACAATAAATGATGATAATAATGCATCTTCCGTTAATGCTGAACGAGGTATGTTTCTTAAAAATGTACCTTCTGCATAAATGAATGATGATGATTCTATAAATAAACCACCACTTGTATCATTTACAAATAAACTACCAGATACAGAAATTGAACCAGTAAATTTAGATGCTATTGATGCTGTAAATACGCCATTTTCACCTAAAGAAGATGTAAATGGAGAAGTTACAACAAATCCAAAATTAGGTGAAACTGATGCGGTTACTGAACCTGATTTAATTTCCGTACTAATTAATGCATCTTCGGTTAATGCTGAACGGGGTATTCTTCTAAGAAATGTACCATCAGCGTATAAGAACGAAGAAGAATTTATAAATAAACCACCACTAATATCATTCACAAATAAACTACCAGATACAGAAATTGAACCAGTAAATTTAGATGCTATTGATGCGGTAAATGAACCATCCTCACCAAATGATGATGTGAATGGAGTAATTACAATAAATCCAGTATCAGGTGCAATTGATGCGGTAGCACTACCACTTGCTATTCTAACTGAATCTTCTGTTATAGCAGAACGAGGTATATCAAATAATCCTCTACCACTACCACTAAACATAGATGCAGTTAAATTACCTTCTATTTTAGTATTACCAATAAATTTAATTTCAGCAGGAATAGTTAATTCATTCAATAAATTAATCACCCCACCCATAGAACCATGTAATTGGCAATTATAATACAAAGTATCAGGAGCATCTAATGGTGGTGTAAAAATAATTAAACCACTATCATCTCCATTATTAGTTATACCACTATTATATGCATTACCAGTTCCAGTAGAATTTATAGTTTTAATCCAAAACGGATGTCCACTTGCATTTACATTAAATGTATAAGTTACACCTTTTACTAAAGTTATTGTTGGATTTGAACCACTTACTAATGCATTACTTATATTATAAGCACTACTTCCATCGTTTGTTACTAAAAATACATTATCTATTAAATAAGAAGGAGTAGGTCTTCCAGACGAAGATACAATAAAACTACCATCAAATCTAGAGTGAGTATTTACCTCAAATCCTTCGGTTGGTGAAATAGATGCCGTTGCACTTCCACTAAATATTTTTGTTGAATCAATTGCTAAATTGGCAAGTGTAATATTGTTAAGGAATCTACCATCACCTACAAAGAATGAACCACTTTTTACGGTCACACTTCCACTTACATCAACCGAACCAGTAAATTCAGAACCACTTTCGGCAGATTTTACTATGAATCCAAAATTAGGTGATACCGATGCCGTTACCGAACCCGATTTGATTTCAGTTGATATTAATGCATCTTCACTAAGAGCATTTCTAGGAATATTTCTTAAATAAGTACCTTCACCAAAATACGCAGATGATGAATCTAATATTAAAGAACCAGATGTTGCAGTTACTCTTAAACTTCCTGTAATTGCAACACTACCAGTAATTCTTGAACCACTAGCTACCGATTCAACAACAAATCCTCTATCAGCTAATGCGGAAGCAGTTACACTTCCACTTGCAATTCTAAATAATTCTTGAGAAAGTGCAGAAAATGGAATATCGGTTAAACCAGCACCACTACCACTAAATACGGATGCTGATACACCCATTCTAAAGTTAGAACTACCACTTACTACCAAGCTTCCACTAAATATAGAACCACTAGCAACAGATGTTACTACAAATCCAAAATTAGGAGATACAGATGCAGTTACAGACCCACTAAATATTTTTGATGTATCTAAATCAGATAGTGCAGCAATTGGTATATCAAATAATTGTCTACCACTACCACTAAATGAACCTGTTCTTAAAAATACTGAACCACTTAGGAATAAAGAGCCACTAAATTGTGAACCTCTTTCGGTAGATTCTACTCTAAATCCAAATTGAGGTGTTACGGATGCGGTTACAGACCCAGATAAAATTCTATTAGTATCTAATGCATCTGGTGCTAATGCTGTTCTTGGGATATCAAATAATCTAGCACCACTTCCAGAGTAAGATGAACCAGAAACTAATTCAATACCTCTGCTGCCACTTACAAATATTGAACCCGTAAATTGTGAACCAAATTGTGCTGATTTTACTATAAAACCTTTATCAGGTTCAGCTGATGCTGTTACACTACCACTAGCTATTTGCGTTGTCTCTAATGGTGGTATTATAATGTTTGTTAATCTACTACCATCACCAACAAATGAACCGCTTATATCGAATGCACTCATTGATACAGCCGCTACAGCCGATGCAATTACCGAACCACTTACATCAATTGAACCAGTAAATTCAGAACCAACGGTTGCAGATTCTACTCTAAATCCAAATTGGGGTGTTACCGATGCAGTTATACTTCCACTTGCTATTCTAAATGAATCTTCAGTTAATGCAGAACGAGGTATATTAAACAAGCCAGAACCATCTCCTTGAAAGAATGAACCACTAAATGAACCAGTAAATTCTCTAGCTCTAACAATTTCGCTAACATTTAAACTACCGGTTATAACAACATCGGGCCCTCTTTGTAAAATTCCATCAACTATATTGATTATTCCACCCATCAAAGAATGGAATTGGCAATTATAATATAGAGTATTCGGTGTTTCGGATGTTGGTGTGAATAAAATTACACCATTATCATCACCATTATTAGTTACACCTGTATTATATACATTTGTAGTTCCAGTAGATGGTATTGTTTTTATATAAAATGGGTGGCCACTTGCATTTAAGTTGAATGTATAAGTTACATTTCTTACTAAAAATAATGTTGGGTTTGCATTAATAGCCGCTCCATCAAAAGTGTATGAAATACTACCATTATTTGTTACATTAAATACAGTTTGTATTGATGATGTTGGTAAATACGTTGCGGATGCTGATATAAGCATACTACCTGTAAAGGTTGAGAACGAATTTACTCTAAATCCATTATTTGGTGTAATTGATGCGGTTACAGACCCACTTCCAATTCTTGAAAGGTCTAAATCTTCAATTGCACTAATGGGTATTTCAAATAATCTAGCACCACTACCAGAGTAAGATGAGCCCGATGCTATCTCAATACCCCTAGCACCACTTACAAAAAGTGAACCTGTAAATTGCGAACCACTTTCTATGGATTGTACTCTAAATCCAAAATCGGAAGTTACGGATGCCGTTACACTAGAACTAGCTATTAAATTTGATAGGAGTGCATCCGGAGTAAGTGCTGATCGTGGTATATCAAATAGTCTTGCACCACTTCCAGAATAAGATGAACCGGAGGTCAATTCTATACCCCTGCCCCCACTTACAAAAAGAGAACCTGTAAATTGAGAACCACTTTCTTCTGATTTAACTATAAATCCAAAGTTAGGTGATACTGATGCCGTTACACTACCACTTGCTATTCTAAAAGCATCTCCTGTAAATGATGTGAATGGTATATTAAATAACCCCTCACCACTACCACTAAAAAAACCACTACCAGACGGAATAAATACACTTCCACTAATTTGAATAGAACCCGTAAATTGGGACCCACTTGTTTGAGATTCTACCTTAAATCCAAAATTAGGTGATACTGATGCCGTTACTGAACCAGACTCTATTTTTGGAGCTACTGCAGCTTGTACGTTTGTTAATTGAGAACCATCTCCAATGAATGAGAATGCCTTTACACTTCCACTAACATCAATACTTCCAGTAAATTGAGAACCAAATTGAGAACCAGTAAATGGAGTTTCTACTTTAAATCCAAAATCAGGTGAAACCGATGCGGTTACTGAACCTGATTTTATTTCCGTAGATATTAATGCATCTTCGGTTAATGCTGAACGAGGTATATTTCTTAGGAATTGAGCATCTCCATAATAAGATGAACCAGATGCCAATTGTATCGAACCACTAAATGGTGATACGAATAAACTACCACTAATATTAACCGAACCACTAAGTTGAGAACCACTTTGTTGTGATTCTACTTTAAATCCAAAATTAGGTGATACTGATGCGGTTACACTACCACTAGCTAATTCAGTTGATACTAACGAATCAATATTAAGTGCTGATAATGGTATATTAAATAATCCCTCACCACTACCACTAAAGAAACCACTACCAGATGGTATTACAACGTTTCCACTTACAAAAAGTGAACCAGTAAAAGTAGAACCACTTGCTAATGAGTTTACGTTAAATCCAAATACAGGTGAAACAGATGCCGTTACACTACCACTTGCTATTTTATTTGCTACTAATGAATCTATATTAAGTGCCGAAAGTGGGATGTTAAATAATCCCTCACCACTACCACTAAAGAAACCACTACCAGATGGTATGGTTATATTTCCACTTACAAAAAGGGAACCTGTAAAAGTTGAACCCTTCTCTATTGAAAGTACTCTAAATCCATCTTCAGGTGTTACTGATGCGGTTATTGAACCGGTTGATAATCTTGTAGCTTGTGGTAAATTAAATATATCTCTACCATCTCCAAAGAAAGAACCTGTAAATGAACTACTAATTGATTGTGATGCAGTTATATCATTTACAATAATGGATGAACTTACTAATACAGATCCAGTAAATTCTTGTCTATCATCATATCTATCACCAAAAATATTTGAACCCGATGAATAAATTATTGATGATGATATATAACTTACAATTATAGTTTCTGCATAAATTGTATCATCAACATAAAGGTCACCTTGAACTCTAGTGTTTGTATTGATTACTAAATCGCCTTGCTTAAAAGATGCCGTTGCCGAACCACTTGCTATAATTCGTGCTTCAGGTAAATTAAATAATTGTGAACCATCTCCACCAAAAGAACCAGTAAAAGAACCAGTAAAACTACCACTTAAAGATTGGGCACTACCAGTAAATGAACCAGTAAATTGTCCAGTTACCCTATCTAAATCTAAACTTCTTACAAATCCTCTATTACCTTGGTCATCTGAAACTACAATAGCTGGAGAACCAGAAAGAGATGCTGAGAAATTTGGGACACCTAAATTCGGTTCAGCTTGAGATAAATCTAAAAACTGATACCTATCTTGTGTTACATTTTTGGGTGAAATTACCCTTACCCTACCCGTTAATAGATTACTAATTGCCATTCTTTACTTTCCAGCTTTTTTATAAATATAATGAATCCCTTATAAATATTACCCAAAGATAATATCACTTATTCATTCGCACTTTCAAGCAAAGAAAGAACTACAGTTAATTCAGTTGAGCCCGAAACAATGAATCCGTATGTTTCTTCTAATACTAATTTACCAGAAACTACGGGAGAAAGCGAATCCGCTGGTGGTATTGTAACATTAGTAACTAATCTTACAGCTTCTTGTTCAGTAAAAACAGGAGCTTCAATAGTTTCTTTAATTACATCCACTAAAGAATTTACAAGATATATAGATGCAGATATTCCAGCTTCAGTACCATTTGTAAATCCAGTTAGTACAGATTGAGTAACACCACTTTGAAATAACAATGGTGAATCAGCCGAACCAGTTGTTGATTGGTTTTTTATAATTTGATTAGATAATACTTTTAAATAATCTAAAGCAAATAAAGATGCTGAGTATTCAGTTGAATCTATAAGAGATTTACCATTTTTATCAAAGTATGCTTTTGCTGCTTTGTTTGTTCTAATTGTTGTATTATTCGCAATATCATATTTGATTGCATCCACATCATCTAAAGTATTTTGCTCAAAGTAATCAGATATAAATACAAATGGCGTTTCTGATAAATTATTTTGATTTTGAGTGTATGCTGCTATTTCTTTTCTTAAAAATTGTCTATTTGCATTTAATAATAAAGATGCGCTAGAAAAACTACCACTAAAATTTGATAAAGATACAGAAGAACTTACAAATCCACTACCACTATATACATTACCAAATTGAGGTACAGGTATTTCTTTATTTGATGTTACAAATATAGTAACAGGTTGTGTTACCAAACTATTATTTGTAATTTGACAAGATAACACAATTGATGATACCCCCACCGGAGTTGTATATATTTCATCAGGTTCACCAGTCAGTCCTGTTACAACTGACTGGAATCGATTTAACGGTATAAAAACTTCTGCCATTTCTTTTTATTTTTTATTTTCTTTTTTATATTTGTAGTGCCAATGAGAACGGAGTTACTAATGAGAATAGAGATTTACTAAATGTTCTACCCACAAGAGTACCAGTTGCCTGATTAATACTTAATCCCGTACCAATTCTAAAGTCACCA